CGGAGGAAAAACACAATGGTAGCATACGGAATCGCAAAGGCAAGAGCAATGGCAAACAGAACGGACTGGAACGAAAGAACCGAAATCACAAAGGCGGTCATCACCTGGTTCGATGCGGACTACGAATACGAACTGGAGATTGAAAACGAGGATAGGATGGACAACGAGGAGTTCACTGCATGGGTTGAGGAAAACGCAGAAAGCCTTGCAAAGGCAGATGCCGAGGAAAACGGAACGACCTTTGAGGAAATCGACAGCATCGACTTTACGGAAAAGGAAATCGATGACGATGCCCTTTTCGATGAGGAGTACGAAAACGCCTGCGAATTTGAATGGGAGTGCCAGACCGGACGGTAACCCAAAACCCATAGCCCAAGACCAAAGCCCCGAAAGGGGCTGCGGCTCGTACAGCCGCTGTGTTGCCCTGTCCGGCGTAGTTTTGTTTTCTCCGAGTGGTTTTCCCTTTCCTACAAATGCCCCACACAGGGCGGCACAAAGGCTCTTGTTTCGTTGGTGTATGATACACAAAAAAGTGCCGAAATTCCATCGTTTTTTTCTGTATGTTTAGCGGCTTGCAATCCTTGAATTTGTATGGTAACATGGTTACAATGGGAATAGAATCTCGATTAAAAAACGGCCTCATGAGGGCGTTAAAATAAACGATGCAGACTTGCTTTTTGGCAGGTCTTTTTTGTTGGGGGGTGAGAACAATGGCAAGATTTAAACCAACACGTTTTATGGCGGAGGATTCCAAGTACAACAAAAAGGAGGCAGACTATGCCGTTTCTTTTATTGAGTGTCTGAGCCATACCAAAGGCACATGGGCTGGAAAAAAATTTGAACTGCTGGACTGGCAGGAACAGATTATCCGTGACTTGTTCGGAATCTTGAAACCGAATGGCTATCGGCAATTTAACACGGCTTACATTGAGATTCCGAAGAAAAATGGAAAGTCAGAACTTGCCGCTGCGGTTGCCTTGCTGCTCACCTGCGGTGACGGTGAAGAACGTGCCGAAGTTTACGGCTGTGCTGCTGACCGCCAACAGGCTGCCATTGTATTTGATGTGGCTGCCGATATGGTACGAATGTGTCCTGCCCTTTCCAAGCGAGTGAAAATTCTGACCTCACAAAAGCGTATCGTGTATATCCCGACCAACAGCTTTTATCAGGTGCTATCCGCCGAAGCCTATAGTAAACATGGTTTCAACATTCATGGGGTTGTGTTTGATGAACTGCATACGCAGCCGAACAGAAAGCTGTTTGATGTTATGACAAAAGGTTCCGGCGATGCCAGAATGCAGCCTTTGTATTTTCTCATCACCACAGCCGGAACGGACACTAACAGCATCTGCTATGAGGTACATCAAAAGGCAAAGGACATTCTGGAAGGCAGAAAGCATGATCCGACTTTCTATCCGGTTATCTATGGAGCAGATGAATCCGAGGACTGGACTGACCCAAAGGTGTGGAAAAAAGCAAATCCAAGTCTGGATAAGACCATCGGCATGGATAAGGTGGTGGCTGCGTGTAATTCTGCAAAGGAAACTCCCAGTGAAGAAAATGCTTTTCGACAACTGCGTTTGAATCAGTGGGTAAAACAGGCAGTGCGTTGGATGCCGATGGAGAAGTGGGACAAATGCAAGGTTTCTTTTAATGAAGAGATGCTTACGGGGCGCGTTTGCTATGGTGGACTTGACCTATCTTCCACTACGGATATTACAGCTTTTGTGCTTGTCTTTCCGCCAACAGATGAAGATGAGCATTATTATGTTCTTCCTTACTTCTGGCTGCCGGAAGAAACACTGCCCCTCAGAGTAAGACGTGACCATGTTCCATATGATATTTGGGAACGGCAAGGCTATCTGAAAACCACTGAGGGCAATGTGGTTCACTACGGTTTTATCGAAAACTTCATCGATGAACTGGGACAGAAGTTTCACATCAAAGAAATAGCATTTGACCGTTGGGGTGCAGTGCAGATGTCACAGAATCTGGAGGGACTTGGATTCACGATGGTTCAGTTCGGTCAGGGTTACAAAGATATGTCACCACCGACCAAGGAATTGATGAAACTGACTCTGGAACAGACCCTTGCCCACAGCGGACACCCCGTTCTTCGGTGGATGATGGATAACATTTTCATCAGGCGTGACCCTGCCGGAAATATCAAGCCGGACAAAGAAAAATCCACAGAGAAGATTGACGGAGCTGTTGCCATGATTATGGCTCTTGACCGTGTAATCCGCTGTGGATGTGTTTCTGAGGAGTCGGTTTATGATACGAGGGATATGCTGGTGTTATAGGTTTGATTATCTTTGCAAACTGGAATTTTTATTTCTTGTTTAACTTTTCCCATTCGCTTTTGAGAACTGAATAAACTCTTCTTCCCTCAAAATGATCTTTTCTCCAGAAAAAATCACGAAATGTTCCTTCGTATGTAAGTCCGCACTTTTCAATAACTCTGCGTGAAGCTTCATTTACTGTACGACAATCAATCTCAATTCTATGAAAATTGATTTTTTCAAAACCAAAACTAATAACAGCTTTCGTCATTTCTGTGGCATATCCCTTACCCTGAAATGCAGGACCGATAACATACTCAATCTCACCATGCTGATTGTTGTTGTCAACTAAGAAAAATGCAATTTGTCCTATACACTCACTGGATGTCTTTTCAATAACTGCCCAGCGATAATAATCTTTACAGGAATAAGAAACAATATACTTCGTATCAAATAACTTCTGAACATCATCAGATGTAGGATAATATGGTTCACCATAATCCCATTGTGTCTGTTCATCTGCTATCCAGTTGCGTAGCATAGAATCAATATCAGAATACTCAAAACGACGAAGTATCAGTCTTTCTGTTTCTATTGTTTGTGTTCCGATGTGTGTCAGCATCTCATTTCCTCCGATTATCACTATAAAGTTTCATATAACTTCCGATTTGTAAGGCAGCTGCCCTACACTTAGTTTCACATATTATACCACACACATATACGAAAAGTCAAGAAAGGACGTGATTTCATGGGAATTTTCAGCGGACTATTCAAGTCCAGAGATAAGCCTCAAAACAGTTATGACAGTCCCAGCTACAATTACTTCTTTGGACGTTCCAACAGTGGTAAGCGAGTCAATGACCGTACCGCCATGCAGCACACAGTGGTGTATGCCTGTGTGCGAGTTCTGTCAGAAGCGATTGCCCAACTGCCATTACACGTTTACCAATATACCGAAAATGGAAAAGAGCGAGTGCCACGGCATCCGCTCTATTTTTTGCTGCATGATCAGCCAAATCCAGAAATGACATCCTTCGTGTTCCGAGAAACCCTAATGTCCCATCTGCTGATTTACGGCAATGCTTATGCACAAATTATCCGAAACGGTCGTGGAGATGTATTGGGGCTGTATCCGCTGATGCCGGATAAGGTCAGAGTAGACCGTGACCAGCGAAATCGTCTGGTCTACATCTACAGTCGCTACGATGAAGCCAATCCAAACCTGAAACAGCAGGGCGATATTGTCTTGCAGGCAGAAGATGTACTGCATATTCCCGGACTTGGGTATGACGGCTTGGTGGGATATTCTCCCATTGCTCTTGCAAAGAATGCAATCGGCATTTCTCTTGCCTGTGAAGACTATGGTTCTACCTTTTTCGCCAACGGTGCCAGTCCATCCGGTGTGTTGGAACATCCGGGAGTCATCAAAAATCCAGAGCGTGTGCGGGATGCTTGGCAGCGTGCCTATGGTGGTTCCAACTCGCATCATACCGCAATTTTGGAAGAGGGCATGAAATACACGCCTATTTCCATCCCCAACAATGAAGCACAGTTTCTGGAAACCAGAAAGTTTCAGGTCGAGGAAATTGCCCGGCTGTATCGAGTGCCGCTTCATATGATCGGCGATCTTGACCATGCCACATTCAGTAACGTGGAACATCTATCATTGGATTTCGTGAAATACAGTCTCGACCCGTGGATCGTTCGCTGGGAGCAAGGTATGATGAAAGATCTGCTTTCTGATTCAGAGAAAGGCAAGTATTTCATCAAATTCAATGTAGAGGGGCTTTTGCGTGGTGACTATGCTTCCAGAATGCAGGGCTATGCTACCGCAAGACAGAACGGCTGGATGTCCACCAATGACATTCGGGAACTGGAGGATATGAATCTGGTGCCGGAAGAACTGGGCGGCAATCTGTACCTCGTAAATGGCAGCTTCACCAAACTTGCTGATGCAGGTGCATTTGCAAAGAAAAATGAAAAGGAGGAAACGACCCATGAAGAATAATCGTTTCTGGAACTGGGTACGCAACGAAGAAACCGGTGCATCGGAGATGTATTTGTACGGTGCGATTGCGGAGAGTACATGGTTTGAAAATGACATCACCCCTGCCATGTTCCGCTCGGAACTGCAAAAACACAGCGGTGATGTGACCGTCTTTATCAACTCGCCGGGCGGCGATGTGTTTGCTGCCAGTCAGATCTATACCATGCTCCGAAACCATCCGGGCAAGGTTACGGTCAAGATTGACGGCATTGCCGCTTCTGCGGCTTCTGTGGTGGCGATGGCTGGAGAAGAAACCTTGATTTCACCGACCGGAATGCTGATGTGCCACAATCCGATGACCTGTGCCATGGGCAACAAGGCAGATATGGAGAAAGCAATCGCACTTCTGGATGAAGTCAAGGAATCCATTATCAATGCTTATGCAGAAAAATCGCATCTCAGCCGCAATAAGATCGCAAAGCTGATGGATGAAGAAACGTGGATGAATGCAGAAAAAGCATTGCAGCTGGGATTTGTAGACGGCATTCTCTTTTCTAAAAAGAATCCGTTTGCTCCAGAAGAAGAACCCGAAAAAATAGATCCAGATGAAGAAACAGAGGAATCTTCGGAAGAAGATCCGGATGAAAAAAAGAAGGAAAGCACAGCGTCCATGCTGTACACACCATCTAAAACGCTGGATTCTTTTCTGCAGAAGATTTCTGTAACTGCATCCAAAGGCACGCCGATCAACCAATTGGACAAGCGGCTGGAGCTTTTGAAATATTAAAACCTATAGGAGGACTGATACTATGACAATTCAGGAACTGAGAGAAAAAAGAAGCAAGGCATGGGATACTGCCCGTGACTTTTTGGATTCCAAGCGAAATGAAAGCGGTCTGCTTTCGGA